GGAGTTCATGCGTCATCTCGAATACAATCTTGTCGCTAACCACCCGGATGTTCCTTTTGCTGTGTGGCATCTCGAAGAGACCAAACTCCGCAGCCTTCTCGGGATCGTGTCTTATGTGCTGCATGACAACTTGACGCGGAAAGACTTGATCGAGGAGAAGGGCAAGACCCCTGAGGTGGAAAAGGCTATCGAGCAGATCACCAAGTCTGGTTATATGCAATTCCATCTGAGGGAAGAGGATGGTGCAGATGAACTGGTCAATCAAATCCGAGTGCTTACCCAAGTCTACGGGTGCAAGTATGTCTTCTTCGAGCCTATCCAAGATGTCATCACTGTGTCCGACGACAAACAAAAGGAAGCCGTCCTAGCTGATCTGTCTGTCAGGTTGTCCAAACTCTCTGCCGATCTTGGTGTTGGTATTGTTACAATCGCTCACACAAACGAGAACGGTGATCCGAAGTATTGCAAGATGATTGGACAACGAGCCTCAGTCATCATCAATCTGGATCGAGACAAGGAAGCGCCTGACTTGATTGATCGTAATACAACAAAGATCACTGTCCAGAAGAACAGACCCTGTGGACTTGAAGGCGCAGCAGGAGAACTTATCTTCGATCTGGATACCTTCACACTGAGCGAGAAGAAGGAGACCTTCTAATGGTAGAGTTTGACAAATGGGTTGCAGAACCTCACGGATATGACCACAACCCCAGAATCTTCGAGATACAATATGACCTCAAACAGTCGGAAGGTAAGACACTCAGAGAGTGGCTCAAAGAAGCCTACATGGCTGGATATCTTGAAGGCCAACGATCCTTGCGATGATGTGACACACTGGATAGGGAGTATATGATGCCAGTCTTCGACATAGAAACTGACAACCTGCTTGAAGACGCCACTCGTATCCATGTCGTGTCCTATTCGACACCGGATGGCGTCAAGAGTATCACTGACTACGAGGAAATGAGGGAGTGGTTTCTGTGTCAAGATGTCCTGATCGGGCATAATATCTATCGCTTCGACATCCCTGTAGTGGAAAAGCTGCTCCGCATCAAGATCAGGGCTAAATTGATCGACACTCTGGCCCTGTCTTGGTATCTCAACTTCGACCGAGTGAGGCACGGCCTTGAATGGTATGGGGTAGACTATGGCATCCCGAAGCCAAAGATTGACGATTGGCAGAACCTGACCATCGAACAATACTGCCATCGCTGCGAAGAAGATGTCAAGATCAACCAAAAGTTGTGGGGAGACCTACAGCGCAAACTTGACATACTCTACCCTGACGAGAGTGAGAAAGACCGTTTTGTATCCTATCTCATGTTCAAGATGGAGTGTGCAGCAGAACAAGAACGTGTCGGTTGGAGGCTTGATGTAGAGAAGGCACAAAGGCACCATGACGAGTTGCTCCAACTCAAGTCCGAGAAGGAAGCAGAACTGGTCAAGGCTATGCCCAAGGTTCCTGTCTACAAGGAATACAGCAAGCCCAAGATCATGTTCAAGAAGGATGGCAGTATCTCTGCACTAGGCAAGACTTGGCTGGACCGTCTTGTTGAGGCCAAGATGCCACATGATACCAAAGGCCCTATCAGGGTGTTGGATAGCTATGAAGATGGCAACCCCAATAGTCCTGAGCAGGTCAAGCAATGGCTCTATGGGCTTGGCTGGAAGCCTCAGACGTTCAAGTATGTAAAGGAGGATGATGGGTCTGAACGGGCAATACCTCAAGTCCACGATGATGGGGAACTCTGTGAGTCTGTCAAGGAACTTGCCGAGAAAGACCCTGCCATCGAAGTTCTTGAGGGCTTGAGTGTCATCAATCATCGCCTTGGCATATTCCGATCTTTCTTGGTGTGCCACCGAGGCGGTTGGCTAAAGGCTGAGATAAATGGCCTGACCAATACTCTGCGGTTCAAGCACTCCAAGCCTCTGGTCAATCTCCCCGGTGTTCATCAGCCTTGGGGTAAGGAGATCAGGGGGTGTCTGATAGCCCCGGATGACAATCAGGTGCTTTTGGGCACAGATATGGTCAGTCTAGAGGACAACACTAAGCGCCACTACATGCAGCCTCTGGACCCCAAATATGTCGAGGAGATGAGCCAAGAGGGTTTCGATCCTCATCTAAACCTTGCTCTGTTTGCTGGTGTTGTAACTCAAGAACAGATCGACCAGCACAATAGAGGTGAGATCAGCCTCAAGGACATCAGGAAGAAATACAAGGCTGCTAACTATTCCTGCATCTATGGGGTAGGAGCACCTAAACTGGCTAGAACACTGGGCATCCCAAAGAAGGAAGCAGAACAACTGATCGAGGCTTACTGGAAGCGGAACTGGGCAATCAAGCGTGTGTCCGAGACGCAGAAGATCAAGGTGACTGGCCCCTATATGTGGCTCAAGAACCCTGTCTCTGGCTTCTGGCACAACCTGAGGGCTGAGAAGGATGCTTTCAGCACACTCAATCAATCTACTGGTGTGTTCTGCTTTGATACTTGGGTTGCCTTCTGCCGAAAGGCTGGACTACAAAACTGCGGACAATTCCATGATGAGACAATCTCTCCAGTGGAAAAGGGCAAAGAAGAATGGGCTATGGAAATCCAGAAGCAAGCCATCGCCAAGACTAACATGAAGCTGAAACTGAATATCCAGTTGGATGTGTCACCGCAATGTGGTGTAAACTATGCGGAAATCCATTGACCTTGACAACGAATCAGTAGTGACTATATAGACAACTCTGCAACAAAGGAGCGGCCCCGACATGGCTAACAATAAATCCAAGAGTGTGATCGTTGATGCGATCCTCTACTACGCCAAAGTCTTCGAACAGAACCGTGACATGGGAAATGAGCATGTCGATCTGTCCGAGACGGAAGGTATGTATAAGGTTGATCTTCTCCTTGATGCTGAGGCGGTCAAGAAGCTGGAAGACGCAGGGATGCCCAAGAAGTTTGGTGCCTTCCCCACCTACAAAGATGCCGAGCATGAAGGTGTCAAATACAAGAAGTATACCGCCAAGCGTCCTCACCGTAGCAAATACCTGACGGATGAAGCTGGTGATCGTCGTGTGATGGGACCGCCGGTGGTCTTCGACTTCAATGCCTATCAGGAAGCCTATAAGGCCGCTGGAGGGCAGGGTAAGGCAGATGAGCACATCACCCCTCTCACAATCAATGATGGCCTCATTGGCAACGGCACGAAGGCTAAGGTGCGTCTCAACATCTACAAAGGCACCAAGGCTACCATCGTGACCCTTGAGCGGATCGGGATCACCGATCTTGTGGTATATGAATCTGCTGGCAACTCGGAGTGGTTCTGATGGAGCGTTACGCACTTAACTATTGCTCTGATGAGAGCAACCAGACTGTCATCATCGAAAAGAACTTCCCTGATGGGTCCAATCTGGAAAACATGATGCAACTCTTCGCAGACTTTCTTGTGGCGTCTGGATACACATATGTCCGAAATGTCGGTTGTGTAGACAACGAAGGCAAGGAGACTTGGGGTCCATACTGAGGAGACAGGCAATGATCGAAGTGTCTTACATCGACCACATGGGGTCTGATCTCAGTGTGGTGAATGCTGCTCGGGTCTCGTTTGGCAAAGAGAGTGAAGCACTGGAATGGCAATATCTGGAACTTCGTGGTTACTCTGGTGATCTTGTTGCAGTGCTGAACGAGAAGGATCAAAAGCTGATCCAATACCTAGCCAAGCACGAACACTATAGCCCCTTCGGTCATTGCTTTGCTTCCTTCCATGTGAAGGCACCTATCTTCGTTGCCCGCCAACTGGTGAAGCACAAGTTCCTACGATGGAATGAGATCAGTAGGCGGTATGTTGATGATGAGCCTGAGTTCTATGTGCCTGATGTGTGGAGAGGCCGTAGCAAGGACAAGAAGCAGGGTAGTTCTGATGAGTTTGTGTTCAGTGAAGCTACCCTTGTGCGGACAGACTATGATGAATGGAATGGGCCAAGTTACCGTGAACTTAACGATATTGCTCTGGAGGTTTACAACGATCTTCTCAAAGACGGTGTAGCACCCGAGCAAGCACGAATGGTGTTGCCCCAAAGCACCATGACGGAGTGGTATTGGAGTGGTAGCCTTGACGCCTTTGCTAACATGTGCAATCTCAGGCTCAAGCCTGATACGCAGTTTGAGACAAGGCTTGTGGCTAACGCCATCAGTATCGACATGAAGAAGATATTCCCTGTGAGTTGGGAGGCACTAGTGAAATGAACAAAGACCCTGAGATAATGAAGCTGCTGGATGACTTCATGTATTCAGACTTCATGGATAAGCTAATCACTCGCCGTCTTACATGGGACTATGAGAACATCCTAGCCTTCATCAAGGGGACTTCTCAAGCTGTGGAAGATGGAGAGGATTTGGGTGAGATCGACATGCAAGACTTTGATGCTTGGATGAACGATATCGCTGGTATTCAACAAGTCATCGAGATGTATGAGTATCAACCTAAACTGGATGCACCGACGGTCACACCTAAACTGATGGAGGCTTGGGTCAAATGGCGGCAGAACAACCCTGCGTAGTTAAGGTCAATGACTACGATGAAGAAACTGGCATAATGAACTTTGAGGTTGATGATGCCGGAAAAGAAAAACTGATACAGTTGGGCATGACATATGTCCTGATGCTTGCTCTGTTGGATATCGATGAAGATGATGTCTTCAAAATCCTACAAGACTATGCAGAAAAACGAGAAGCCAAAGAGAACCTAGAACAATCCTATGAGTATTGGCACGAAGGCTCCCCAGTATGAAACAGATAGATACTCTCGTCAGAGACATCTACAACACAATCGCAACTGGTGAGGGATGGACTGATGATATTGCACAATGGGTTGTATCAAACATTTCATTCTCGCTGCACCGTCAACTGCTTTCCGCTAGAGGAGGCGAGCGGGGTAGACTACGCCTATCTCAACTTGGAACTCCTTGTGAGAGACAACTCTACTATTCAACAAATATCCCAGATAACGGCACTCCACTGGCTTCCCACACTAAATTCAAGTTCATATACGGCGACGTTATCGAGTCTCTGCTCTTGGGACTTAGCAAGGCCGCAGGACATATCGTTGTGGGATGCCAAGACCGCTTGGAAATCGCAGGTGTTGTTGGGCATCGAGATTGCGTTATCGACGGAATGCTCGTTGACATCAAGTCCGCCTCTACGCAGTCTATGGACAAGTTTCGGAACGGACAACTCCGTGACAACGACCCTTTTGGATACCTCTCACAACTCTCTTCCTATCTTTGGGCCTCTCAGTCTGACCCACTTGTAACCAACAAGAATGAAGCTGCCTTTCTTGTTGCAGACAAGACCCTCGGGCATATCATCCTAGAGGTCTACGACCTGACCGAAGAAATGGCTCGTAAAGAAGAAGAGGTCGAAAGGAAGAAGAAAATCGTCAAGGCTGATAAGCCCCCACCGAAGGGATTTGAAGATGTCCCGATGGGCAAGTCAGGCAACATGAAACTGGGAACCAACTGCTCCTATTGCTCCTTCAACCGTATCTGTTGGCCTAATGTCAGGGTCTTTGCCTATTCTTCTGGCCCTGTCTATCTGACCAAAGTAGAGAAAGAACCAGAGGTCTTTGAGATCACATGACACCTGCATCCAACAAGGCCAAGGGCCGAACCTTCCAGTATGAAGTCCGTAAAGCTATCTTAGAGGCTTTTCCTGCCCTTGAGCCTGACGATGTTCGTTCTACAGCTATGGGGTCATCAGGTGAAGACCTGCAACTGTCTCCTGCTGCTAGGCGGATGTTGGGTGGCATACAGATCGAGTGCAAAAGGAAGGCCAACTTCAAGACAATTTACGGATGGATGGCACAAACTAAAAGTCATGGAGACCACAAGCCAGTGCTATTTATTCGAGCAGATCGTGAAGAGGCTCTGGCAATCATGCCTATGACCGACTATATCAATCTTCTAAAGGAGACCAACCATGATCGTGATCTATGATGTGATGTATGGACCCATCTGGTGTGAAGACATCCCCGACTGGGACTTCGAGGAAGATGGAGAAGCCTTCGTTCTAATCTGCAAGACTTGGGACTGTGAAGAAAACCAACTTATGGATGAGGAAATCCTCTTCGATACTTTGGATGAAGCCCTAGAGGTGGTCAACTATTTCCGGGATCGGTCAAAGCCCTTCTTGCTTCTAGAAGATGATGAACTTGAGGAGACTGTCCATTGACAGGTAAAACAGCAATCGTCTACACCTGTGCCCATGCTGATCCGTCAGTGGGAAATGAGCGTTTCGATTGGCTGGGTATGCTGATCGAGGACATCAAGCCTGACTATGTGATCGACTTGGGAGATGGTGCTGACATGCGGTCTCTCAATACCTACGACACCCGCTATCCTCAGGCTGTTGTAGCCCAGTCCTACCAGAAAGACATCGAGGTATACAATGAAGCGATGGACAGGCTCTGGGGACGCTACAAAGTCTCGAAGAAGAAACGCCCGTATCGTATCGGTTTTGAGGGTAATCACGAGAACCGCATCAAGAAGGCTATCGCGCACGATCCGAGGGTTGAAGGCGCTCGTTACGGTATATCGTTTAGCCATCTCCAAACGGACCATTGGTTCGACGAATACCACGAATACGCCAATTCCGCCCCCGCCATTGCTGACTACGATGGCGTTTCATATGCTCACTATTTCGGTGCTGGTAACTATGGCTCTCCTGTCAGTGGTATTCATCACGCTTACACACTACTACAAAACAGGAACCATTCTTCTACTTGCGGCCACAGCCATAAGCGTTCTCTCTACTTCAAGGATACTGCTCACCCTAATAGTATTATCGGACTGGTGGCGGGCTGTTACAAAGGGGGAAGTGAGAGTTGGGCGGGGCAATCGAATCAGGATTGGTGGAAAGGTGTCGTCATCAAGAGGGATATTTCAGACGGATGCTACGAGCCTCAGTTTATCTCGCTTGAGAGCCTTAGACGGACATACGGTGGGTGAAGATGGGAAAACGATCTAGCTTTGAAAGAGTAGAAAAGGATTACTATCCTACCCCACCTAAAGCACTAGAACCTCTGGTATGGCATCTACCAGAGGTTTTTACTTTCGCAGAGCCTTGTGCTGGTGATGGCAGGTTGATCCACCATATCCAACAAGCTAGGCCAAGGGCTGAGTGCGTATTGGCTCTGGACATCGAGCCAAGGGCTGACAACATCCTGCAAGGAGATGCTCTTACCTTTCCCGGCCAGTTTCTAAAAGCTACCTATATCATCACTAACCCACCTTGGTCTAGAGACATCTTGCATCAGATGATCTGGAAATTCTCTCTGATCGCCCCGACTTGGTTGTTGTTTGATGCAGACTGGGCATACACGAAACAAGCAAAACCTTTTTTGGCTTATCTGTCCAAAATTCAGGTGGTGGGTCGGGTCAAATGGATCGAGGGAAGCAAGATGACCGGGAAAGACAATGTGGCGTGGTATCTGTTCGATCAAAGAGCGCCAATGGGAGAGACTATGTTCTATGGATGAAGACGACATCAAAAACCTGATAGAGCAATATGGGTTTGATAACATCCTGCTCTTTTTTAACATGACTGAGGTGGACGTTCTTGTAGCCCTAGATGACAGTGGCTACATACGCCTCTCTGAGATGGGAGACAATGATGACTAAAGATGCTGTTGAACTCTTCATTGGCGACATGGATGTGTATCAAGCACAAGCACGAAAGACTGCTATATACCCAAAACAGTATAAGTTGGTCTATCCTGCTCTCGGTTTGTGTGGAGAAGCAGGAGAGGTAGCCGAGAAGATCAAGAAGTCTATGCGAGATGGTAACAAACTGGATGATCTGGCTGTTGCCAAGGAACTCGGGGATGTCCTCTGGTATTTGGCTAACCTCGCAGAAGACCTTGGATACGACCTGTCTGAGATCGCTCAGATGAACTACGAGAAACTCAAGTCCCGACAAGAACGAAACGCACTAAAAGGAAACGGTGACGACCGATGAATAACTACCTTCCTACTGACTATCAAGCGTTCATCCACACATCGAGGTATGCTCGTTGGATCGACAGTGAAAGCCGCCGCGAGACTTGGGCTGAAACCGTTAGCAGGTTCACAACAAATGTTGTTGCTAACAAAATCAGCGATAATTCTGTCATCAAACAGATCGAAGAAGCTATCCTCAACCTTGAGGTCATGCCTTCTATGCGGGCTATGATGACTGCTGGCCCTGCCCTTGAGCGTGACAACACCGCTGGTTATAACTGCTCCTATCTGCCTGTGGATGATCCCAAGTCCTTTGATGAGGCCATGTTCATCCTTCTGTGTGGCACTGGTGTGGGCTTCTCTGTGGAGCGTCAGTATGTCAGTAAGCTGCCTGATGTTCCTGACGAACTCTTTGTCAGCGAAGATGTCATCGTTGTCCATGACAGCAAGGAAGGTTGGGCCAAGGCTCTTCGTAAACTGATCGCTATGCTCTATGCAGGGGAAATCCCCAAGTGGGATACGTCCAAGGTTCGTCCTGCTGGTGCAAAGCTGAAAACCTTCGGCGGTCGAGCCTCTGGTCCCGGTCCTCTCGAAGAACTCTTCCGTTTCGTCATTGAGAAGTTCAAAAACGCCAAAGGTCGTAAACTCTCCTCTATCGAGTGCCATGACATCATGTGCAAGATCGGAGAGGTTGTAGTCGTTGGTGGGGTTCGTCGTTCTGCGATGATCTCTCTGTCGAACCTCTCGGATGATCGGATGCGTCATGCCAAGTCTGGTAGTTGGTGGGAAGGGAATGGTCAACGTGCTCTGGCTAACAACTCTGTAGCCTACACAGAGAAACCTGACGCTGAGACCTTCATGCGTGAATGGCTGTCTCTGGTTGAAAGCAAGAGTGGGGAGCGTGGCATCTTCTCTCGTCCTGCAAGCAAGCGTCAAGCTGCAAAGAATGGGCGTCGTGATCCCAACCATGAATGGGGGACCAACCCCTGTAGCGAAATCATCCTCCGACCCTATCAATTCTGTAATCTTACCGAAGTGGTTGTCCGAGCAACAGACGATCTTGAAAGCCTAGAACGCAAAGTTCGTTTGGCGACTATTCTTGGCACGATCCAGTCCACTCTAACTCATTTCCCCTATCTGCGTAAGATTTGGCAGAAGAATACTGAGGAAGAGCGGCTGCTTGGTGTCTCACTCACTGGCATCATGGATAACGAAATCCTGAATGGTGTTCGTGGTCTTACC